GACGTAGAGCTTTGACCCTTTGTGCGCGTAGTCCCTCACTACCTCAGCCAGCTTGCCGAAGGCGACAACCGAGTGCCACTCGGCGTGATCCTCGTACTTATCGCCGACCTTTTTCCGTTCATTGGTGCAAACGCTCAGGTTCACTACCAGGGCGCCGCTCTGCAAGGTCTTCACCTCGGGAGGATTGCCGACGTTGCCGATCACCGTCACACTATTCACACTCTTTCCCATACGTCACTCCCTGGTACGGTTTCAGCATCCGGTTTACAAGCTGGGATGGTTGTTGCGCGTTCATGCGGATGGTCCTTTCAGAATCAAATCCACGATGGACAGATCTGGGCACTTTTGCAGCGCCTTCACGGTGTAAGTGCCGGGCGCGAACTCGGCGGGCAAGTTGTCATTGGGCGGCACGATGATTTTTTCTCCAGGCTTTGGCGTGGCCGCCATGCCGGGCCGAGGCAGATGCAGAACGTATTCCGTCGTCTCGTAGCTGCCGGGTCCTGATCCGTGCTGAAAAATATTTGTGAAGACATCGACCATCCCGGTGATCGTGGTTCCATTCCAGATCACCGGGAAGCCCCAATCGCCGAAGATGGCAGGCAGATCGGCATCACCGAACATGGCGGCCTACTTCCCCTTCTTGCTGCCCAGCTCGGCCTCAAGCTGTGCAATGCGCGCGCGCAGCACGTCTTTCTCGCCCAGCTCGGTGGCACGGCTTTCAGCCGCCTTTTTCTCGGCCGCGATTTCCGCTTTAACGTTGTCGATGTTTTCCGGCGTTGCCTCGGCCACGCGGCCATACTCCGCAAGGTAGGTAAATTCGCGTTTGGATAGCTCGACGACGTCGCCCTTTTCCTTCACGTCGGAATCGTCGCCGTCGCCAATCACCATGGTGAACAACAGAACGGCTTTTACTTTCGCCCGGTCCGCTTTACTGTTTGAAACAAGCATCGGTCACCTCATCAGGAATCAACACTCCTTGCGGAGTGCCGCCGGTTGGCCGGGCGCGTTGCAGCGCGCCCGGCGTGGTTATGGTTTACTTGACCGCGACGTACGGGTTCGCCACGAAAGCCGCGATATGGCGAATCATGATGTCGTACAGTGCGCGCTGCGTCACGACGACGGCGGCGTTCCCGGCCTGCGTATACGGATCGACCACGAGCTCTCGCGCGCCCCAGTCAGCGATGACGAGCTGGCTCCAGTCACCAAAGACGGACGTATGCAGCACTGATCCCGTCACGCCGCTCTTGGTGCCCGTCTTGGACAGTTGGTTGGTGATTGCGGCGCGATAACCGGCCGGGCCTTCCGTGTCGATGCCCAGCGGATCCTTGGGCCCGTCATTCCAAATCGGCACCGCGTAGCCCGAAGCGAACTTCGGCGTGGCCTTGAGGGCCGACCGAACTTCAGGAGTGAACATCCAGGCCGAGGTGGCCGAATCGGCGTTGGACGCCGCGACGGTGGCCTCGAAGGCAAGAATGTCAGCCCAGGACAGCGCGAGTCCGCCACTGGTCTGTGTGGTGCCCGTGGGAGAAAGCAGCGCGAGGCCGCTCGTGGCCGTCAAGCCCGTGGGCTGCACGCCGCCGGAGCCGCTGAGGGCCGCCAGATCGAGCGCCAACTGAATCACCTTGTCCTGATCCGCACGGGCCAAGCCTTCCACATCCGGCGAGGTTTCCGCCAGCAACTCAATGGTCCAGGCCGTCTGTGCCGAGATGCGGTGCGGCGTTACCGTGAGGTAATCCATTGCCAGATCGGCCGCCGTGACGCTGGCACCTTCTCCCACCCACTGAGCCGAGGCCGCAGCGGACTGGCGCGGGAACTTGACCACGCCCTGCAGGCCACCCATGTGACGGGCGCCGAGCTGCTCAACGCGCGGACGATTGCGCAGCAACTCGATGACTTCCGGCTGGGTGATGGTGGAAATCGCCGCAGCTTCACTGGTGAGGCCAAGCTGGCCGGCGGCAGCGGCCGCGCCCTGCGTACCCAGGGCGCGCTGCATGTTCGCCGGAATCAGGATTCCCGCAGTGCTGATTTTCAAACGCTTGGCAAGCTCTGCGCTATACTCGCGCTCCAAGGTCGCATCGCACATGGACGCCGAAAGGTTGAAGTCCTTCTGCACCATGCTGCGAACCAGGCGAAACACGCTGTAGCGCTTCTGGTCTCGCTTGTCCATCTCCTGGAACAGGTTGTCGCCAGCCGTGCCGACCTTATCCACATTGTTGGCGGCCACGATCTTGCGTGCGACCAGGTCGCGGAACTTATCGGCGGGGGTGTTGTCGGCGATGGCTTTCTGCGCCTCGTCGATGGTGACGTAACTGCGGAAGTCCGCGTCGGTCGCAGTGGCCATGATGTCGCTGCGCCGCGCCAGTTCCGCCTGAGCTTCGGCATTCTGGTCCTTGACCGGGTCGGCCATGGTTCGCTCCTTGTTGATGGGTTGCTCGTGGGTAACCTCCACGACAGGTGCGGCGGCCGCAGTTGCGGAGCGCAGCGTAATGGTTTCGATCTGCACCGGGTATTCCTGGCCTGCGTCTTCTGCACGGCCAGCGCCCACGGTGTAGTCGGCGGGAATGGTTACAAGCGATGCGTCGAACGGCTCCCAATCGCGCACCTCACAGCGCGCGTCGTCGTCGTCTTCGTCAGTGTTGTCGCCATCGTCTTCGGTGACCGTGCGCACCATTTTGTGGACCTTGTAGCCCACCGAGGCCGATTTGAGGATGCGTGCGTCGTAGTCGGCGCGCTTCTCTTGCGCAAAGGGGGATGGGCCAAACGGGCCAGAAACGCGAAGTATGCCGTCTTTGAGCGTGTAGCTGTCCACGATGCCGAGCTGCTGATTGGGATCATGGTTGAACAGCGCGGGCACCTGCCCCGCATCCAGACGGCCCGTGCGCACATTCTCCTTGTCGTGCAGCAAGACCTCGTCACCGAACCAACGACGCACCGGCTCCTCACTGCTAACGGCAAACTCAAACCGACCAGGATCGGGGCCGGATAGGCGCTCGCCATCTTTCGGCGGCGGCGCGTCTATTTTGGCCGCGCGGTGCATGATCGGCAGCGCGGAAGGAATGCGTTTCTTGTTCATACTTTCAACCTGCTCTCAAACAGCAAATTCAGGCGAATTTCACGACTACCACTGATAGCTGCAACTCGATCCAGGCTCAAGGACCAGAGCATCAGCAGCGTTGGAGGTGAGGCCGTACAACGTCAACGCGGCGGGATTGGTTGAGCCAGTAACCAGCACAAAGTCAAAATCCGCAGCATAGTTGGTGGCGGCTGCACCCGGCGTGGCCGCCGCGCCAACAATGGTCGGGCCGACTGTGGTGATGGCCGTATAGGCGGTGGTGGCAGATGTGGCAGATGTCCCGATGGAAGATGTGACGTAAAGCTCGGTGGGCGCATTCGACAAACCGAATCCGAAGGAGACAGTTGCGACTGCCGTGGCCTGCTGATAGACAAGGTGGCACTTCCCGTGGACCGTGGTATTGGTCGGCGTGGTGGGAAGCGTCAGCGTGGAGTTTGTAAAGCTGGTTGATGCAATCGTGATACTGGAAGTAATCACGTCCGAGGTCAAGGCATAAACCGGCGTGCCGGTATTGGTTGCGGCAACCTGCTGTTGGGCAAAAGACAGAACGCCAAAAAGCCCCAGCAGCGCGTACCTCAGCGCAATGCGCATGTAATGCTTCATTGATTCCCCTTTCTAATCCCGACAGTCTCAGCAAAAACGAAAAGCCCGCCAATTTGGCGGGCCTTTCTGTGCTGCTACAACGCGGTTAAATCACCGGCACAACGACGTTGTAAGTGCTAGCTATCGGGGTTCCGGCTACTATAGCGCAAACCCCAACCGTCACTGTATTGGCGCTGCTTGCGTAAGCTGACCAATAGAATCCGGCTCCAGGAAAGGTCGTTGGGGCTGCAACTGGCACCTGTGAAGTGGACGTAACGCCTGTAACAGTCGCTGTGCCCCATGAGCAACCACCCGCAGCGAGCGCTGTGCCACCAATGCTTGCGGTCACTCCGGATAACGACTCGGGGCCTATCTGCCGCCACGCGTTCCATGTTCCCCCCGACTCATACCGCACCCATACTTGCAGAGTAGTGGTGCCGATGAAACTGGTCAGCATTTGCAGCGCATACTTTCCACCTGTTGGGGTAGTTGACTGGCAAAGGACCGCCAAGTGCGCCCACGTTGTTGAGAATCCGGTGGGACCATTTACCCAATTCTGCCCATCGTAAGTTCCGCAAGAAGTCATCGTGTTTAGGTCGATACCGGTGCCAGCGTAATTTGCATTCAAATAAACGGGAGAGACTGTTGTCGTATTAAGAGTCTGCGCATAGACTTTCGTTCCCTGCAATCCTGCGTTCAGGAGTTGCGCCATGCGGGCGTGTACAGAATCTGTTGGGTGCAGCCCGTCGGGAAAGGCTGTTGTATCGGTGGCGTTATTAATAATTGCGTCCAGATCGACGAAGTAATTCGGGATGCTTGACGCTCTAATCAATTCATTGAGCGCTTTTCTCTGGACTTCCATGGTCGCGGTCCAAGTAGAGTCAGATCTTGGCAGAATGGTGTACGCAACCACTTTGCAACCATCACTCTTAGCTTGTGACCAATAAGTCGCTATGGCCGAAAAAATGCTTGCTGCCGCTGTCCCTACAGGCAGATCGTTAGTGCCGATCAGGACACTTAGAATCGAACTTCCGGTTTGGCAATGCGTCTGAACACCGTTGGTGGTATAGCGCGCAACCAAGTCCGCAATTTTTGACCCGCTGACAGCATAGTTTGTGTAGGTGTAGCCTCTGCCACTCAACGCTGGAAGATTCTGAGCAAGATCACAAAATCGATTAGTGGTTACCGTAACAAGATGCCCGTAAGTGATCGAATCGCCTTCGCAATCAAAGTATGTTTCAAGTGGAGGCAACACGCTGACTGTCGCAACAGTTTTGCAGTTCAAGCCGCCGCTACCGTTTGCAGCGCAGTTAGTATCCGCTCCAATTCCTGCTGGACCTTGCGGCCCTGTCGCTCCAATCGCTCCGCGCGGACCGACCAGGCTCACCGGTGCCAGGTTGGGGACGTAGGCGTCGAAGTTGCACACACCGCTCTGGCACCAATCGCCGGTACTCATGGCGGTAGCGTGCGGCTGCACACAGGTGTATCCAGGGCCGAGCACGTTCACGCCGTTGAGCAGTGCCGTGACGCGGTAGCAGGTGCTTTGCGGGCTGGCCACGATCACATCCGGCACGGTGATGGAAAACGCGCCCTTGGTGACATAAGTCTTGAGTGGCAGCACGGTGGTTTGGCCACCGCCCGAGAGCTGCACGCTTACCGGCTTGCCGTCAGCCGATGCAGGCTGCCAGGAGATGATGCCGGTGAAAGGCGTGCTGCCACCAAAGTTCGATGCGGTCACGGTGACGGTTTGCGCACCCGCCATGGCCGCGCAGATGATTGCCAAAATCAAGACAATGCGTTTCACTTTTCATCCTCCGTCAGATTCCACAGTGCTGCGTTGGCCGGGTGCATGCCGCGCTCAAGCGTGCGGGGCTTGGGCTTGGCTGGCGCCGGCTTGGTGGGTGCCTTTGGCTTGGCAGGCTTGACGACAGGCACTGTGGACTTCTCTGCGCCATCCTTGGCCGCTCCCTCGTCATCCTCGGGATTGTCGGAGTTGTTGACTTCGCTGGTCTGCTGGCCGCGAATATCTGTACCAAGCACGAGGCCGAACTTATCGGCGAGGTCCTGCTCATAGGCAAGCTCCTCGAACGTCTCTTCCAGGTCAAGGCCGACACTTGCCAGAAGATGCCTGTGAGTGTCGAAGCCATTTTGCTTGATCAGCGTGTTCGCCTGGATTTCTTTGAGTGGGTCAGTCCATGCCCAGCGACGCGGCTCCCAGCGGATTGCCGTGCCGGTGAAGCGCTTGCGGTCAGACAATGCAAGATCGAGCGTGCCGTTGAGCAGCGCACTACCGAGCCACGGATCGTAAACCTCTTGCAGTACGTTTTCGATCAGCGAGGACTGTAACTCCATCCAAAAATCACGCACCTCAAGCTCACCAATGCGCGCGCTTGAATAGTTGACGCCCTCCAGATCGCTGAACAGCGAGTGATAGGGCACGCAAGAGCCCGAAGCCGCCAGCTTGCCACTGCGTTTGACGAAGGAATCGAACGCGTTGTTGGGGTGCGTGGGCGTGTTGTTTTTGAGCGTGCTGCCGGTGCCTGTGAGGTCGATGGCGCTACCCTTGCCAATGTCCATCGCCTTGGAGCCATCCGGATTGATGCCATCGCCCTCAATCTCTTCGGCTGCGGCTTCGCCGCCTTCCTTGTCCTCGACGGACATGATGAGCGAGGCCTGCATATCGGCAGCAGCGAGCTCGGCTTCAAAGTATTCGCCGAGCGTTTGCAATTGCCCCATTGACGCAGCCATCCATGGATAGCCGCGCGTTTGGCCGGTGCGGTGCGCAATAAACCAGTGAATGATCTGGTTGGCCGGCACGCGCACACGCTGGGCCGAGCCGAACGAAACCTCATAAGGGTTTCCGTTAAACAGGTGATAGGCGATGGGGCGTTTGTTGGCATCGACCTCGACGCCCATGCGGATTTCAGTGCCATCGGCGCGACCGATCAGGTTGTAAGTGTCGTCGAGCTGGTCGGCATCAATGAGCTGCAACTGAAAGCCAAAGGGATTGACGCTTTTGGGCACATAGACCTTGCGCAGTAACACTTCGCCGTCGCGGGCGATGTTTTCGCAGAGCAGCCCCTGCAACTCGCGCCACGAATAGCGCCCGCAGACTGTGCAAGACCCCTTTCTGCACCACTCGGCCCACGCCTGGCGCAGTTTTTCGTTGGTGCCGTCGTCAAGTCCGCTGCCCTTGCTGCTTTTGCGCAAGGATGGCACCTTGAATACCAGCTTGACGCCATTGTGCCCGGCCACGTTGGTGCGCACCATGCTCATGTACTTGGCCGCAATCGGATTGTTGATGGCTTGATGTCGCGCGCGAGCGCGCAGCTTGCGCAAGTCGATCACCAGATCCTGATCGGCAGAGCGCGAGGCCGAGGGCCAGTTGGCATTGAGGCGCGTGATTTTGGCGGCTTGAAAGCCCATGTTGCCCGCCGAGCCACCAAGTTGCGCCAACGTGGAATCGGAGGTGAGCGAGCGGCGCGCAGCGGCAAAACCATTGCCGATAGCGCGGACAGCACGAGAGATAAAACCAGATCGATGTGTGTTTGCCACGGTGCGCCTCTTAGATGAAGGTTTTGCGGAAGCCAATCATGCGCGGGCGGGCATACTGCCCCTTGGCGCGCAGCTCGGCCTGGTACATGGCTGCATACTTCTGGCGCAGCGCCTCAAGCTTGTCCGGCTCCCACTTGCGAAGCTGGCGGCCCTGAATGGTGTACTCTTGCACGTCGGGCCGCGCATCGCCCGCAATGGCGGCCTCGATCATGTCGAGCCGGCGCTTAATGAAGCTGCGCTGATCCACAGGGGCGGTAGCCGTGGCCAGGTTCGGCTCGACGGTCACATCCTGCAGCGGCAGCGTGACCTGCTGGCCTGCCGCATCCGTTCCCGCGATGCCGATCAGCACAGCGATGATCTGATAGGTGTCTGCTGGGCAATCTGCCGTGACGCTGCTTGCGGCCTGCACCGCAAACGTCTCGCCATCGGCAGCGGCCGTGATGGGCGCATCGGTGGCAAGCGTGCCGTCGAGCAAAAAACGGTTATTCGCGGAGTTGAAGACGTATTTGAGGTTGTAGAGGTTGGCAGGATACTCGCCAAAGGCCTGCATCCAGTTCCACGAATCCCCCGCGCGCAACTGTGTCGGTACAAACGGTACGGCGGGATCGTGGAGCTGGGCGATAGGTGTCGATGGATTCTTCAGGCTTCCCATAGTTCCGTTGTGCGCCAGAAGCCGAAAATAGCGCGAATTTAGGAGGATTTAGGCGGGATTAAGGCGTTTTTATCACCGGAAACGGCTGACATTAGCATAGCCATTGCCTTTTCTAGAAACTCAATTCGGCCAAAAAGCTTACGGAGATACAACTCCAAGCTTGATGAAAAGAAGTTGATGGCAATGAACCCGGCGCAGATTCTCCACATCCGGTGGCCACCACCGCAATAGAATCCGCCCCAGCGTTTGTCTATCGTGATTGCAAATGTCATGCCGTTTCCTCTTTCTGATCTTGCTTATAGCGCTCAAACCAAAACACCACTGGCGTCGGATCAATGGTCAGCTTTCTGAATCGCATCAGGTGGTGGACATGTGAATATGTCTTGATTGTCGGAATACTATTTGCCATATAACTCAGGACTTTGCGAAACGACTCAACGTTCCCAGCGCACTTGAGAACATTGCACTTTACACATGCTGGGAACAAGTTATCAAGGCGGTCATTCTCTGGATGTCCGATTTTTCCATTCCCTTTGTATTTCCAGTCGTACCCAAGAGGCGCGTTGTCTCTCGGAACTTTTACCCATCCACCGCCGCGCTCTACTGCCTCGACATGATCAGCGTGCCACTTTCCCTTAAGCTCACACCCGCAGTACGCACACCGACCGCCGAACATCAGGCGCAAAGCTTCACGTTGTTTTTTATTCAAAGTCATCTTCATCCTCAGGCTGAAAAAATCTACCTGCACATATTCCGTAGTTGCGCTGCGATGTTCGCGCGCTTACGGCGCACGGTTGTCGGCTTTGGTTGCAGCGCCTGCTTGAGCGCAACCGCATCCTTTGCCGTTGATTCAACCTGTAAGCTTTCCTTGCCAGTTGCCGCAACAATCTCGTCGACGGGCGCGGACGAACGCTGGCCGGAGGCCTCGCGTTCGGCGCGCAGCTTTTCCGACACGCGGAAAAGGCTCTTGGCCAACTTGCGGAAGTTTGGCCGGCGCACGGATACGGCGGCGCGCGCGTAGACGGCGCAATCCAGCGCCTCATTGCGCTCGGAGGTCTTGACCCACTTCATGGTGGTAATGAAGTCTTTGGTCGTCTTGACAAGCTTTTCAGCGGTGAGTTGCCGGAAGTATTCCGCCTCAAGCGCGTCGCTGAAGTACGTGTAACCCGCCCCTGGTTGCGTAACGCGCAGCGAGGTATAAACATCCTCTTTGGCCGTATCGACGCCCACGGCATACAGCGAGGTTTCATAGGGGCCGACGTGCGACTCTTTGCTGAGCAACGGGCGGCCGATGCCAGCGCGGCCCACGATGGCAATCCAGCGACGCAGCCGATGCTTGCGCGTGAACTCATAGACGCGCTCGGTGTGGTGGCCACCCGAATCAATCAGCGCGGCCGAGATGCGCATCGTGATGCCCGCCGTGTGCTCCCACTCTTCGAGCAGATACTCGCGCAGCCCCGCCCAAGGGCTGGTTGGGTCAGTATCCGGCAACGCCGGATCGCCGGGAAAAACCTTGTGATCGATGGCCCAACGCTCGTCATCAAGACCCCATCCCCACAAGGAGCACTCCAGGCGGTTGTCTTGCGTATCGACTCCGGCGGTAAGCCAGAGGACGCCCGAGGGCAGCAGCTCGTGGTCGAAGCGCTTGCGTTTTTCAAGCTCGCTCATGTTCGCGCCGGTGCCGCGAATCTCCCACGTCTCGGCCCAGCGAGTGTTGACGAAAACCTTCATGGATTCGAGCGACTTCTGCGCCTCAAGCCATTCGCGAATCAGCGTGGCCCAATCGAGTACAGGCGAATACAGAGCGCTTAGGTGGAAACTGGCCGTTTTTCCATCATGGCTTCGCGCAGTGGAACGCCACTCTCCGTGGCGGATCATCTCATGCTTGCTGCGCTCTTCGATGACACAGCCATGCACACTGCAGACATACCACCATTTGAGCAACCGCGGACGATCCCCCTCAGCCTCTTCTGTATCCCACTTCAAATACTTCCACTCAAGTGGCTGCATCTCTCCGCAATGCGGGCACGGAACAAAATATTTCCGCTTATCGCCGGAGTCGTAAGCGCGCTCGATGCGTGACAGGTGCTTGATGCCTGGCGTGGATGCCAGGATGATGCGGCGATTCCAAAAGGTGGTTGTGCGCTTGGAGGCCAGATCGATCGGATCGCCCTCGGTGCCCGCGCTGTCTTCATAGCGGTCCACCTCATCCGGGATAAGGACGCGGATCGGCATGGAGGCCAGGCCCGCCGGGGCATTGGCTCCGGCGATGACCAGAACGCCGCCGGGAAATTCTTTGTTGAGCAGCGTATTGCCAGAGTCGCGCGAGCGCGGCGACGGAAACAGCTTGCGCAGGACCGGCGTATCGCGAATCATCTTCGCGATGCGGTTCTTGCTGTACTTTTCCGCCTCGCGCTCAGAGGCCTGCACGGTAAGAATCGGCGACGGGTCCCAGTGCGAGTAGTAACCGATGGCGTTGAGCTGGATCTGGCTCTTGCCGGTCTGCGCGGCCATCATCATCACGACCGTCTCAATGTCCGGGTCGGTAATAGCGTCCTGAATGCCGCGCTGGAACTCGGCGAAGTCTGTGCGGTACTTTCCTGGGAAGGCACCGGCCTCCTTCGGAATGTAGGCGTAACGGTCGGCCCACTCGGAAAGCGTGAGCGCCGGCGGCGGCATAAACATCCGTTGGCCAACCTTGAAGGCCGAGCCAAGCGCGTCCATGCCCTCGACCGAGGTGACGTAGAGGTGGCGAGGGCGGATCATGCGGTGCACACCTCATGAGATTGAAAATTCATCACCTCTTGCGAAAGTCTCTTCGCCGCTTTCTCGCAATAGCACTCTTCAATTTCTATTCCGATAGCTTTGCGTCCGAGCATCTTCGCAGCTTCTAACACAGGCCCGCTTCCCATGTATGGATCAAGAATCAGTCCACTAGTTCCAGATCGCTCGATGCACCAAACCATAAGCGCTACCGGCTTCTGGGTCGGATGCAGATGCTTTCCGCGCTCGCTGTCCCGAATCAGCCCGAACCACGTGTGCCGGAAGATGCGCACACCTTTCCCTTTGTCGGTCCAGGCAAGCTCACCCTCACCCATCGGCCAATCTGATTCCGTCACATCGCGCTGTCCGTTGCGCTTATCCCAAACCCACCATCCACCACTATCAGGCAACCTGTTCGCGTACCAGTTCGCACCCCAGAGCACATGCACATTCGCCGGATGTTTTAGAAGGTGGCTTGGATCGAACGGCTCAGTGTCACCAAAAATATGCTTGGAGTGGTGGCGCGTACTAAGATGACGGTCGCTGTTCTGCCACCACTGGCTTTTTCCAGGCTGAAATTTTTCTGCATAGTCAACCGATAAGCCAGATCCATAAGGTGAATCGCAAAGCAGCAGATCACACGCCGGGAGCTGCGGAAGAATCTCTCTACAGTCTCCGAGGTAGATCGTGATTCCTGCGTGGTCGTAGTATGGCTTCACTCGTCCTCGCTTTCAGGCTCAATGGCACGGGCCTCCTGGATGGCGTTGATGCGAGCGAGGTTGGTCAGCAGCTCGCGCATGGAGCGATCGAGGATAGTGAAGATGCGGTTCCGGTCGTCGATGCCAAGCAGTTGAGTGGACAAACTGGCCGGCAACGCCAGGATGCGCGTTTGGATCGCCTTGTTCGCGCCAGTGAGCACCCGCTCCACGTCGGCAATGGCCGCCACCTCGCCCCGCTCGCGAGCCAATTGCAGCTCTTTGAGGTCGGCTTCGGCCCGCGTTTTGCGCAGAATCGCCTCGTTAAATGTCTCGGGCTGCTCATCTTCGTCGTTCTGGCCAGTTTCCGGACGCCGATTTCCTCCATTTCCGCACTTTTGGGTACTCCGATAGCCCGCATACCACTCAAGAGTGGTCGGCCAATCAAGCACAAAACCTCGGCCATCGTTCGTCGCTGGTAAGCCTTTATCGTTTATGAGGTTACGGACCTGCCTATCGGTAAGTCCGAGTAACTCGGCGACGTCCGAAACACTCATGGCCGCATAACTCTTCGGGTTTTCGTCTTTAGCCATAGTTGCGGAAACGGAAATGGGCAAAAAATCCCTATCGCTAGGCAATAGCCGGGCTGGCGCGTCACCCGCATGGGGTGGCCCGGGGGAAGGACCCGCGCGCTCGTGAGCGTCTGGGGTCGGTCGTGTGCTTGCTCGGCAAGCTGTTGATCTTCAATGAGTTTGCTTCTCGTGTCCTCCAATGAGCGGCTGGCCCGTGTGGGATTGTATGCATCTGCATCGGCCCGCGAGCCGAAGCGCATCGCAGCCGCTCTATCTCTGTTGTGCCTCAGCGCTGCTGATTCGCGCCAGTTTGGGCCAATGAATCCAACCGATCCGCCCAGGATTGCAGCATGGTACGGCGTTGGGTTGCATACTGAGCACGGTTGTAGATACCCGCCACGCCTTTCTTGTTGTGGTTCAAAGCTTTCTCGATCCACGCTTCGTTGTACTCGTGCTCTGCCAGGTTGGTGGCCGCTGAGCGTCGAAGGTCATGCACCGTAAAGTGGTCGATCTTCAACGGGATACGTGCCAATGCCCGGTTCAGTGTTGACGGCGCAATCGGTGTATCGACCGCGTCGCGCATTGGAAACACGATGCTTGCGTTCGGATGCCGCTCACGCTGACGCAGCAACAGCGTTACAGCCTGTCGGCTCAGCGGAATCACGAGCGGCGTTTCCATCTTGCTGTGTTCCATCGGCAAGGCCCACTCCGCACGGTCCAGATCGAACTCCCGCCAACGCGCGAGGCGTAACTCACTTTTGCGCACCAACGTCAACAGAATCAGCATCAACGCGTCTTTCATCTCGTCACGAATCCGCGCCATATCGAGCGCTTGCAAAAACGCGCCAAGCTCACGTTCGTTCAGCGCTCGAGACCGGCTGGCAATCGGCGCGATGAACTTGGCTTTGATCGCCGCGGCTGGATTGGTTTCCGTCACCTCGCATTCAACCGCGTAATCCCACATACGCTTGAGCAGGTTGCGAATCGCGAGCGCCGCCTGCTCATGGCCGTCCGCGATCTTCGCAAAGATAATCTCTCGAAGCTCTTTCTTTTCAACACACGCCAGCGGCTTTTTGCCGATCTCCGGAAGCACGTCACGCTCAAGATACCTGCGCACCGTGTCTGGCTTCTTCCGCACGCGTGCAACCTGCTCTTTGAGCCACTTCTGCGCAAATACCTCGACCGTGATGCCGTTCACGCTGATCTGCTTGGCCGCGCGGCGCTGATCCGCTGGCGACTTTCCATCTGCAATGCCGCGCAGTAGCGCAGAATGCTGCTCTCTTGCGTCCGCCAAACTTACACTAGGCCAACAACCCATCGTGAGCTCAGACCGCCGTCCATGAAGCGTGTACCGCACACGCCAGACCTTTGTGCCGCACGGTCGCACTTCGATGGACAATCCGCGCCCGTCCGAGCGCTTGTACTTCGCTGCGCGCGGCTCGAAAGCGCGAATCTTGGCAACTGTTAGGCTGTTTTTCATCCTTGGTAGCTATTTTGGTAGCCAAACGCAGAAACCACGCAAGAAACCCACTGTTTTCTATGGCCGTCAATTTCTAGAGTGAGAAAATCGCCGATTAAGCAATAAACCGTGCACCACTCAATGAAAAGAGCAAAAGAAGAGCCCGGACGAAGCCGGGCTCATGTATTTCTGTGCGGATCACGACGTTACTGGGATTCGTCTCCGATTTCTTCTATGTCTTCTACCGTGTAGAAGGACGATTTGCCTACGAGCTCGCGCATGATAGCAACGATTTTCTCTCGCGCTACTTTGTACTCGTCTGCGCGTGCATCGACATGGGGCCAAGAGTCTGCAACTTCTCCCACTTCCTCACAAGCCTCGCAATGTTCTTGTTCTATAAGGTGATCGACAACATCCCAATTGAAAAGATCGTAGTCAACCTTCCTTCCGATCTGTGTTGCTCCTTCTGCTTTGGCTTCCTCGATTGCTGCTTCCCGAGAGTCCTCTGGACCGCCATTGAATCTCTCTCCGTCATGTGACCAAACCCATTCACTTGTCATTCCCATATATCTCCTTTACTGTCGTTTCCGCGAAGACATGCCCATCCGGGCGCATTAGATGCGCTTGAACGTGTAGGCCCACACCCAGTCATTCACGTCCCATCCATGGCCGCGCTTGGCATAGATGGAATCCCAAAGCATCCGGAATTCAGCCTTGTAACTGAATTGCCCAGGACCGAGCAATCTCGCCAGCTCCTTTATCTGCGCGTTCTCATCGCTGATCTGGATGTTGGCAATATCCTCGGAGGAAAGCTGCAGAGGCTCAACGCCTTCCGCTTTCGCGTCCTCGTCAGTGACCTCGTGCAATCGCTGCACGCGCACGTCGGTGATCTCCAGCATGATGCGGCTGGCCCAGCGTGGCATGTGGATAGACGGACGCCAACGAATCCAGGAGCCTACTTCCTTTGCATGAAAGTACGGCCCTCTTTCATGTTTTCGGGCACCAAGATAAAAAGAGCCATCTGCGCGAAAGATCGTTCCCCGTCCACCGTCTTGATAGCCAGGCGCCCACGCTTCCCGGACCCACAACAGATCACCGGGAACTCCGTAAGGACAGTTGGCGTGGGCGCGTTCCTCCCAGCAGGACGCGCCCATACTCATCAATGCCCATTTGTCCGGAGCCACGTTCGAGACAGACAAACTGCTAGCGTTTAAGTTGAGACCATCCGCGCCAAACCACTTCACTATCCTTCGCGTCTGCGTCTTGCGGCCGTCAAGGATCGCGCGAACCATGTCGGTGTTGAATAAAATTGGACTTTCTTTCACTGTTCCACCTCCATCGGTTCGAGAGCCGAAACATCTTCGGCTGAAACAACGGTGTATGTGTTGCTATCGTGTCCGGGCGCGTTGAGGCCGTAGCGCGCGTGGTCAGGAAAGACTTTCACGATGGTGCGTGCTATGCCACGGTATCGCACAGCGTCTCCGCAACTGAACGACAGTTTGACGCCAAGCGCACGGACCCACTGTTCGGTCAGTTCGTCGAGCGCTTCGCGGATGAATCCCTGATCCAGCTCGTCGACGAGATACGCATCGACATCGCACCATCCTCGATGTTCGAGGGCTTTGGCAATCTCAAATCCATCATCTGCGTCAATGCAAACGACCAAGTCTTCGCGATCAGTGTGGGTCAGCTTTCTTCCGCTCGACGCCTCGAAAAGCTCCACAGCGCGCCGACGCACAAAGACATCCGTCGTTATCGGGCGCAGCATGATGCCGTTGGCATCGGTGCGTACCTGCTCATCTGTTCTGCTCCACGTCATAGCTCACCGCCTTCCTTTGGTTCCCAGTCACATAGCCCATTGGCCATGCAATAGTTATTACGATGTGACGTTTCTCCCTCTACCTTGCATTCCCATTTGCAGGTCTTGCAGCTAAGCAACGGACCTATAGTTTTCGGTTGCGCGGGAGATGCAGGTTGTTCTCTTATGATTTCCCCCTGCAAACTATGTTTGGTAAGCAAAATCATTGCCTGCGAAGCAATCGCATCGTGAGGCGAAATTTTATTGAGATGCGCCACTAATCGCCGAATCATTATTCCCAAATCTTTCATTTTTCTCTCTTCGAGCAACAACCGCTCAACTTCGTCAATCAGGAACACAAGGTAGTAGCTGGTAATGCATTCACCGAGCTTTACGCAAAGCTCTTTCGCTTTGTAGATTTCTTCTTCTCTAAATCCGCTGTTCATATCAATCCTTTCTCAAAACAGCGCCAACTGGTCACGCACCGGCACCACGCGTGGCGCATCAAACAGAGGCTCTGTGTCGTCAGGAAGCTCGCGCGCGCGCAGTCGTTCCAGCCGCGCCCAAGCCTCGTCATTGTCCATGTCTACTACCGCGTCAATCGTGTTCAGCAACTCGACGCGCTGCCGATCAGCGTTGAGGCTGAGCATCTCGCAGCACTCGGAAAAAGAAACGTACTTGTAGTACCCGGCGTTGTGTACCGGCGTCGAACGTGCGATCCAGTCCCGCGCCAGTAGGCCCTCATCAGTCGGCAACAGGATGCGCGTTTCCCCGCCGTGCAGCGGACCGACCATGGGCACGCCAGCACAAGCGTCGATGTAGGCCTCTTCGATCATCCGGTAGAAGAACCAGAGAACCGGCGAGTACACCCACTGCGGCCGCGCGGCCTGCCATTTGCCGACATCAAGTTTTCTTTGCTCCATCTCGATCCCTCGGTTTCGTGCCCTTGTAACTCGGCCAGCGTGCCAGGATTTCTTCTTCGCTTTGGCCGGTGATCGCGATCCACTCCGGCAGCAGTCGCCAGAACTCGTCAACCTGCGCTTGTCGGCGCTCCGCGCGGCTGGATGCTTCCGCTTCGCGGATCCGCCTGGATTCACGCGACCCTATCGCCGCGGCAATCTCATCCGGCCGAGGAAAGAACTTCGCTCCTGGCGTGATGCGCCATTCCTCCAGAGCTTCCTCGACCGCTTCGAGTGAGGTTTTCAGGGCCAGTTGCTCGTAGTCCTGCAGGTATCCCTCCATCGAGTCCGCCAGGTCCTGATGCGGATACCGGCACTGCATCTGGTCCAGCAGAATCGCCAACTGCGCGACCGAGTCGTCGGGCAACTGCGGACGTAAGCGCTCCGTGGTTTTTTGCAACGCGCCCGTGAGCGTTTGAAGACTGACCTGGTCCATGCGGTGTGTCCTTCCACTTGCTATCCTCGAGCCAAAAGCCGTTGACGGTTTCGTTGCGTTCCTGCGCCTGGCGCACGCGGGCCAGCATGCGCTTGGCGCCCTCGGCCAGCGTGCAGGTTTCCAGCTTCGCCAGCATCTCAATGGCCTCAGCCATCTTGGATTTGAGAGCGAACCCGGCAGGGATGGTAGCCTGCTCGAGAATGCCTACGGCGTACTGCATCGGCATCAGTCCTTCGGGAGGGTCGTCATTTGCAGGTTTGTTCGGGGGAAGTTCGCGCGGCTCGCGCGCATCTGCCCCCGGTACAGGTACTGGTACTGGTACTGGTACTGGTACTGGTACTGGTACTGGTAGTCCCCACGGTTGGAACTCACCGCGCTCGTGTTGATCTTCATGCTCTCCATGTGTGGACATATGTGCGCCCGATGTGTCCACGGTGGGCGCACAGAATTCCTCTTTTGCGCGATGAAGCGCCTGTTTTGCTGCTTTGTCGGCATGTTGCTGCCAGTCATGCACGAGCAACCGATGCGTTGGATCGCGATCAATCCAGCGCGTTTCGACCAGGGCCTCGATCAAAGCTCCCGGATCGCCTTCCCACTCCACCCAAGCCTCGATGGCTTGGTCGGAGTATTTGCCGATGTTGCCGGCCGGTGTGAACCGGCCGCAGAAGTGCCATACGGCCTCAAGCAGACCGAGCGTGACGTACTTCGGCCTGCCGAGCCGCTGTTTAAGCTGCGCGAACTTTGGATGTTCGGGAACCGCGCGCAATGCCATGAATGTATCTCCTGTTCGGGTTTGCGGCGGCTATCGGCGCATGGGCATAAGGATGTAGGTCAGCGATTCGCCTTCGTGCGGTTCTGCCTGGATAACGAGCGGGCTTGCGGCGGCTTCGTAGAGCAATATCGTCAAATCGCAGCTCAGCTTTTTGACCATGCCGCGCAGGTAATCGCCGTTCACGCGGATCACACGCTTGCCGTCTAGGTCGCCGGTGATGACAATTGACTCGTCGGCCTCGCCGTACTCAGCGTTGGCTGCATGGATCTGCAGTTCCCCCGGAGTAAACGTCAAATCCAGCGCGGTGGAATCGTCGCTCAAAAGGCCGGCGCGCTCAATGCTCACCATCAGTTTTGTGGCAGGCACAACCGCTGTTTTGTGCGGGCCAGACGGCAGCACAGCCTTCCATGCGGGGAACTGACCGGCGATCTGTTTGGAGGCCACATAGTAGTGAGCTGCGTTGCCTGTATCCGTCACAACCTGTTTGCAGAGATGTGCAGTAATCCATTGGTCAATCGAGATATCGACTGCGCTGTCGTCTTCGGCCAGCAGCCCGCACAGAATCTTGATCTGCTTGCTCGGCAGCAAGAAATCGAGTTCCGCAGTGGCGTCAAAGCGATAGACCAACATGCGGTGGCCGTCTGTGGCAACCACACTAACCTCACTGCCATTGCCCTCAATCTTGGCACCGGCCAACGTATATCGGCTGGCATCGTCGCTGATAGCCACCTGCGCAAAGCACAAAGCTCGGGAGAACTGCCCTTGCAACAGTTCGATGCGGTGAGAACCGCAATCGGGAATAACAATATTCGGCCAGGTCCCGGCGTCAAGCAAAGGGATCGATGCACGCGCATCGGCGCACCTGAGGGTGGCTTTTCGATCCGATGCGTGGAGAATGATCTCGTCTCCATCCAAGCATCGAGTCCAGGCGGAAAACCGCTCGAAGGGCGTAACGATTGGGGTTTTCGGCCCTTCGTCTGGCAGGATAATCCGGACGCCTGTCTCCAGGTCGGTGGCTTCCAGGGCGAGCTTGCCGTCAATCTGGTCAATGCGCACGCATTGCAAGATAGGAATTGCCGCAGAGCGCTCAATCACACTGCCGACGATCTTCAAGGCACTTACGAAAATGTTCCGTTCGACTCGAATCGTATCTTTTACAAATGACTTCATCGCAAACCTCACTTCTTCTCTTTGCCGTTGCGGTGTGGCATATAGTGCGGAAGCGCGTAGCCTCCAGGACACGGGGTGCTGACATGAGGTGGACGGCCTCGCCGAAGGCGAGCTATCGGTGCCGGAATGCTCGTCAGGCGTTCATCACAGCCTTGGCAGTACCTGTGGTCGCTGCCGCAAGGGCGCAAAAAAAGCGCACAGCAGCACTCGCAAGTTTTCACTTCAAGTCGTTCAAGCATGGCGTCCCCTTTTCGCGGCAATGCGCTCAGCTTGCGTGGCTGACCAGAGATCCTTAAAGCGCAACAGAAAGCGTTCCTCGGCTTCCTCGGCCGACAAGGGAGAGATGCGTTCGCGCAACACCAATGCGCGGTCGTAGCGCTGGCCCTTGATCAGGTCTCGCATTTCCGTGTGGAGCAATGCCTTGTCGGCATGCTTCACAATCTTTGGCTCTGGCCCTGCGAGGCCAAAGTGCGAGGCAATCACCTGCATCAAACGGTCCTCGGCGATCCGGTACCGCACCCCAAGGTCAGAAAAATGCTTGATCGGGCTCGGCAAATCGCACAGGTACGCCTCAGAGGCATCGTGCAGCAGGCCCCAAAGCGCCACTTGCCGCGCAAAAAAGATGCGGTCAAAAGCGGCAAAATAATGTGTGCGAGCAAAATGGAGCGCCATGCCTTCGGCCAGGTGGCTGATTCTCAGGCTGTGATCTGCCACAGAGTAGTGGCAGTAGGTGTGGCCGGTGAACCGGCAGATGTATGCCAGGGCGTGAGCAATGTCCTTGATGCGCACATCCTCTGGGCGAGGATTCAGCGGCCAGAATTTGGCACCGGTGAAGGTGCGGACGTACGAATCTTCGCTGCGAGGCTGAAGGATAGGTGTAATCATGCGGCCACCGCCTTCCCAGCGCGCTCGGCGCGGTACTGGTAAAGTGACGATCCGGCGCGGGCGCGCGCGAGCATCACGATGTAGCCGCGCTGGCGCATGGCGCGCAGCCGGGCGCTGATTGAGGTTTCACTGTAGAGCTGGCCGAAACGCTGCTTGAGGCTTTTCTGGAGTTCGGGAACGGTGTGCCAGAAGCTGTCAGCCATCAGGGCTTCCACGCGCTCTTGCTGGCCTTCGAGTCGCGGCTCGTCGTGCGGCTCGACCAGATCGCCAAACAGTGGAATGGTAGAACGGTCGTTCGGATCCCTCATCCGCGCACCGCCAGACTCTGGGCCGTGAGGACCGGATAGGGAAAAAGTAATGTAAAGGTTTTGTGGGGGACGCCGAAGAATAAATCTGCATCCACGCACGGGCAACTAGATTGCCGATGAGATGCAATTTTTTGATGAGAGCCGTACCGACGAGAATCGGCAGGGGCTCTATCAAGGAGAGAGAGGTGTGACAT